AATATTAGGTGCACCTAATGTCGTACTACAAAATCTGTAGTGACGCTAAAATGGGAGTGAACGAACTGCCCACTAGCAGATTGAGCGCGGGTTCTCCGCGCTCGATTTGTTTACGCTCGGTGGGTCACGCTTTCTCTCGACTCAGGGCGACACGCGCGACAGAGAATGCCCCATCGCCGTGTGGTTGAACATCGAGGAGATCAAGGTTCGTCACGCGTCTTCAAGAGATGTCGTGTGACTTCAGACGCTCGACCTCAGCCTGAAGATCAGCGATGTTCCCAAGTAACTCCTGCTCATACTTGTTGGCTCGCTCGACCTCGGCGCGGGACTCGGTGAGTTTGTTCGCCATGTCGATTGCTGTGTTCACGATGTCAGCAGTCCAGATTTCGGGTCCGCCGTCCGCACCGTTGAGCACCGCCCCAGACGTATCGAGGATTAGTTTTAATTCAGCCTTTGACAGCAACCGCCCATGAGCAAGAATCTGCTCCAACTCCTTCACCCGCGCCTGGGCTTGGGCCAACTCGGCGCGTAGGGCGTCACGCATCCATCCATTGACGATATCCCGCGCCTTCGCCTGGGCCTCGTCGTAGCGTGTCATTGGCCCTCACTCTCGGCCTTCAGCAAATGATTCTCGGCCGCGATTAAATCATCCGTCGCGAGCGGATGGTGCGTCGATAAGCGCCGCATCTCTTTTGCCAGAGCCAGCGCATTCAGCATCAGCTTCCGCTCGGGCCCTGGAAGCGGGCGCGTCATATCAATCACGAAGCGCAATTCAAGAAACGCCTGGACGGTCGGCATTAGCGAAGCTTCCTCAAGATCAATACCGAGTCTTGAAGGACTTGAATTGTGCGCCCTGATGTCTCTGACGCCGCCTGAAGGAATAGCGACGAGGAAGAATTGGACAGCGCAAACGAGCCTTGCACGATTGTCATTTGATGGGCGCCAGCCGTGTCTACACCACTATACGACACGACTTGATTGTTTGATGTGTTCGAGCTCGCCGTGGTCGCCCACACGCCAAGATTGAATGCAAACTTGTTCATCTGGGCGCTGACCGCCGTGGAGTTCGCGCCGGTTAATGTCGCCGCGCCCCACCCAATCGCACGGAAGCGCGAAAAGATGCCCGTGGTCCCGACCTCGAGCCGCAGACCCGTCGCCGTTGAGCCGCCATTCCAAATGACGTGATATTCGAAGTCATACGTGCCGGCCGTCAGTGAGTTCGTGGTCATGCACGTGGCCATCGTCGTGCTGGTGGTCTGCGTGCAGTTCGCGTCGAGCACCTGCCACGTCTCGAGCGGGCCGAGCGTGCCCGATGAGCCCGTGACGATGTTGGTGATGGCCAGCGAGGCGATCTGCGCGCCCGTGACCTTGCGCGTCGTGCCCGATTGATTCGCCGGATACTCGTCGCTCATGTTGGCGCTCGAGGCCGCCGTGAGTGCAGAGATCTTCACATCGGCCGCATGGGCGACCGAGACGCCGAGCAAGAGTAAGAGAACAAGCAGGCGCTTCACGTGCCTACGCCCATTTTCGCACGCTCAGGCACGTTGCTCCCACATGGGCCGACGCCAGCCGAGATGTCCTCAGTGATGAGCCGGTTGCTATTCTCAGCGTTGATGCAATCGCCCACTTCGCTCAAGATGTAGCCGCCGACGAAGGACGACGCTTTAAACGTCGCAATCCCATTGGCGAACGTGTTGCTGTTCGTGGTCGATGTACACGTGTAGGCATAGGAGCCCGTCGCCGAGACGATCCGATAGCCGGTGATGATGCCCTGAATGAGGCCCGTCGTGGGGTCATTGGTGATCTCAGTCCATCCGGCCCCAGTGTCAGTTGTCCAAGGACCCGTGAGGCCCGACTCGCCCGTTCCGAAGCCGATCAAGATTTCGTCAGCTTGGGTCGTGGCCGAGGTCGATCCGGATGTATGACTCGAGACACTCGATGTGATATCGGTGGACGTTTGATCCAGTGGTGAACTCGTTTCCGCACCCGACACTTCGCTCACACTTAGATAGGTGTAGCCGTTACCCGTGAGAGTCATTGTAAAGACGTGCAAGGCCCCGCCGGATGCGTTGGCTTTCTGTTGCATTCCGGCATTGGTATTACCAGTGGTGAGCTTGGCGATCGCATCCGTGAACGTGTTGCTTTTGTTATCAGTGATGGCCGAGAAGATATCCGTATAGGTCGACCAGTTAGCTACAAGCAGATTCCCGGTCGTTGAGGTGATCGAGCCGGTATCACACGACGAGGCGCCGCCGCCGACGATCGTACACGTGGCAGATTGGACGTATGCGAGGGCGGCAAGCGCCGGACTCGGGATGAGCAGGAGAGCAATCAGCAGCCACGTCGTCATAGCGGCGTCACCGTCATGGAGAATCGCATCGTGCCGCCGATCGTGGTGCTTCCGCGCAATTGCCTCGACCTCGAGGCCGACCAGATCGTGCCCCCAGTGAACTTGGCTGCGATGGAAATGACGGGCTGTCCGTTCTTGGCATCAATCCCGCGATTCCCTGCGAGTCGCTTGAATCCTCCCGCCGGTATCCACGTCACGCCACCGTCAACCGATCCTTCAAGTCTAACTTCGATGGCGGGCAGCGGGTCCGTGGCTTCAGAAACATCCAGCGCAACCGTAAGCCCCCTGATATTGGAGGGCACTGAGACCGCCGTGAATGCGTGCGTCCCGGCCGATCGCGTGGCCATCGGGATCGTGGAAACCTGCGCCCACGCCGTGCTGGCGATGACGAGCGCTAGGACAATGGCTAGTAACTTGGCTAGTAACTTGTCCACTTGATCCCGCCCGTGACTCCGGCCGAGGTGCTGTTACCGATGCAGATATTCGAGTTGGTGTACTGGCCCACGGCGATGTCACCGAAGCCCGTCCCTTGCGTAAAGCCGCCGTTGGTCGCGAGATTGATGCCGTTGAATGTCGCCGTGCTTCCGAAGATGGGCGTGCGATTGGTATTACAGAGCGTGCCGCTGCCCTCAAAGATGCTCAAGGCCGTAGCGGATGCCACGATTAGATTGATGGAACAGATGTGAATCTGCCCGCTGCCGATGCCGGTGATGACTTGGGTGTTACCGGCCTGCCATCCCAGAGAGACCGTGGCGAATTGGTCGCAGACCGTGACCGCCGTCGCGATCCCGCCGCGCCCCATGCCGCCATTCATGTTCACACGCCCCGGCGCAATCGTGCCCGTGGCGGCCGAGGTATCAGGGCGCACCCAGAGCTCGCTCGAGCCCGTCACAATCAGGTCTGCAACTTGACCGTCCGTTACCGTGGGCTTATTCGTGGGCCGTCCAACCGCACCGCTTCTCAATGGGTTCGCGCTGGCCTGTGAACCCGATGCCGTGGGACCACCGACGCCGACGAGGCCCGAGGTGCCGCCGTTGACAACCGTGGTGCCGCCATACTGCGAGATATTGATCGACCACGGCGCGTTGCCTTGCTGAACGGTCCATGTGTCTTGCTGGTGGACGTTCATCGTGCCGGTAGCAAACCACGGCTGCGCGGAATTGGCCGCGCCCTGAGACGCAATCACCGTGAGTGTGCCCGTGTTATCGACCGTGGCCGAGGCGAGGAAGCCCTGACCATCCTTGAAGCCAATCGGGAACACCGTCGAGGTCGGGTAAGCTGCGCCGATCGCCGCGCCCGAGCGCACATACCACGGAGACGCTTGGTTAGCCGTTCCCTGACTCGCCGTGACGAGGAGAATTCCCGCGTTGTCGACAGTCGCGGACGCAAACCGCCCCGCCCCATCCTTGAAACCAATCGCTAAACCGGCAGAGGGGAACGCTGCCGCATAGTTCGTTGTGCTCGTCCCCGAGCAGTTGGAGCAGTTGACAGTCCATGTGTCACCTTGATGGGCGGTAATGGTGCCCGTGGCGTTGACCGTCCATGTGCCGGATTGGACGGCCTGCACGGTCCACGTATCAGCTTGGTGGGCGGAAATCGTACCAGTAGCAAACCAGGGCTGATTCGCATTCGCTTGACCCTGCGAGGCGATCACAAACAAGTTCGATGATTGGTCCACCGTCGCTGAGGCGAAGTTGCCCGCTCCATCCCTGAACCCAATGGCACTGCCGCTTGATGGGAACACACTCCCGAAGTTCGTCGTGCTCGCTCCGCTGCAGTTCGTACAATTCACGCTCCACGTATCGCCCTGATGCGCCGTGATGGTGCCCGTCGCGTTCACGAGCCACACGCCAGACTGGACAGATTGCACTGTCCAAGTGTCACCCTGATGCGCGGTGATCGTTCCGGTGGCGTTGACCGTCCACGGCGAGCTCGATTGCGAGGCAATCACGAATAGGTTGCTCGCGTTGTCCACTACCATCGACGCGAACACCCCCGAGCCGTCCTTCACTCCGATCGCTACCCCAGCCGACGGGAACGTAGCACCATAACTGGTCGTGCTCGAACCACCGCAGTTCGAACAGTTGACCGTCCATGATCCACCCTGTTGTACGGTCCATGTGTCCCCTTGATGGGCAGTCACGGTGCCAGTAGCGATGACAGTCCACGCCGACGAACTCTGCGAGGCAATCACGAATTGATTGCCGGCGTTGTCGACAGTGGCCGAGGCCAGCATCCCGCCGCCGTCCTTGAACCCGATGGCGCCGCCGAACACCGGGAATGGAGCCGCGAACGTGCTGGCGCTGCTCGAGCAGTTGTCGCACGTGACGTTGAGTGCCCCAGTGTTCGACACACTAAGCGAAGCGGTAAAGCCCGATGGGTCTACCGCCCCGGCCGGCGCGACAGTCGGCCCTTGGAGCGTGCCGATGGTGCCCGACACGCCACCCCCTGAGCCCGCCACGACGTTGACGCGGAAAGCATGATTGGCGAGGTCGCCCGTCTTGACCATTTCGTCGGTGGTCGTAACCCCGAGTATGGGGATCGCTTGGAACGGCGGGCGGCCGTCGCCCTGCCCGAAGACCGCGCCCCCGAACATCAGGGCGAGGACCATGACGACGAGGGCGGCGAGGATCAGGGGTTTCCAGCGCTCGTCGTCAGGACCCCACGGGCCGGGCACTATGTCTTCTCGATGGCCTGCGCGATGAACGTCGCCCCTGGATGGATATGACGACCAATGAATTGCGACGTCGCGTCCCCGGTATCGCGAGCCACCACGTCACTCTTGAACCCACAGGAGCACTCGACCGTATGCGTGGCGTTCTTCACGATCGGCCCCTTCGTGTGCTCGACGCCGCGCTGGATGCTCATGTGTCCCACTCTTTTTTAGGCTCCGGCGGGATGTACTGCATCGGAAGCCAACAGATAGGACAGATCTTCCCAGCGTCTTGCTTCACCGTCGTATAGCAAGTCTTCAGCAAGATGCCTGACACACTCACTTCTGCGGCACGTCCTTCTTGTTGCGATTAGGCCACGTGATGCCGGTCTGGATGTGCGCCGACTGTTCCTCAGGCTTCGGGCTCGGGTTGATGCCCATCGGCACGCCCGCCTTGAAGGTCGCGCTGGCCGGTGACTTCACGCCGATCCAGTCATCCAACGAGCCGCGCGGCGCGCCCAGATCCATCACGGTCTGATTGGGCTTCGCGTAGGCAAGCGGACCATCGGCCGGGTTACACGAGCGCATGTTCGGCCTCAACTCGTCGCGGCCCGGCACGGGGTAGTCGAACCCCGGCTGTCTCTTCTTTGCCATTATGTATCCTCCTCAAATGTACGACTTGGGGTGACGGTGTAAGTCTCGGCGCTGAGAAAACTCTCCAGCAGATCATCAAACTCGTCCGAATTCACAATCTCCTGAAGCCAAGCGTCGAACTCCTCATCCGTCATGTCAGGCATCGGGCATTTTCTCTCGGCGTAGCCAGAGTGGACTCAGGAGCATGATGATAAGGAACGCGACCGCCGCACGAACGGGATCGGGCCGCACCATCGCACCGATCGCAATGCCACCAGCGAGGAGCATGGCGACCCAACGAAAGAGCTGGGCAGACAGCACGCGGGTCATGACCACGAGGAAGTTGCCGTAGGTGAGATCCGCGTCGGCACTCATCGAATCCCCCGAATCTGTTTCGGCAGTTCGATCAGCGGGCGCTTGAGGTCATAGTGCTTCTCAAGCGCCTGGAGCCCGAGCGTCACGAGTTGCCAGATGCGTTCCGGCTTGTCGTCCGGGGCGCAGTCGATGAAGAACTTGCCGTCAGGCCCCATACAGAACGCGATGAACTCCTCGGGCTCGACTGGGGTCCCGACTTCGGTCGGCGGCGCATCATCAGGATGCAACGTGCTCATATCGGCCTCCTTGATGGAGAACATAATACGATATGACCGGGGCCGGAGAATCTTTGCCCGCGTGCCACAATCTTGCGCCCCTTCAATGCCGCATCCCAGTGATTATCCTTCGATGATCCCAGAAATAGATGGTCCGGGTTGACGCACCACGGATTATCGCAACGGTGAAGAACGTGGAGGCCATCCGGAATTGCGCCGTTGTGGAGTTCCCATGACACGCGATGCGCCCCGATCATTGCCGCCCACTCGCCGCTGCCCCGGATATAGCCATAATCCTTATAGGCACGAGTGCCGACCCAGATCCAGCATCCAGAGTTGGGCTCGGGCTCGACCTTGGCCCAAAATCTGTCCTCAATGGGTATCTTCACTCGCCATCCTCATCTTCTTGGAATCCCGAGCCAGCCGCTGGCCCTTCGGGCTTAGGGGCTTTCGTGGCCAGATACTGCAACGCCACTCGGAGCGCGCCCGTCATTTGCGCGGGCGTGATGGGCTTGCGGCCACAGACTTCGCACTCGGGCTCCTTGGAGCCATCCAAGAGCTCCATCAGCCGTTGCTCGACGAGGGCGTTGAGGTCACTCATCGGCCGCCGACGATCTTCTGCGCCAGACTATTGAGGCCAGAACCGATGTAATCACCGGCAATAATGAGCGGGACTGCGCCCATCGAGACCCCGGAAAGGTCTTCGGGCTCCTGTCGCGCCGTCGTATCCACACCCGCACGCACAGCGTTATCCCCCATCGCGCCCACAGTCCCACGCGCAAATCGCTCCATTGGCGTTGACCGTGGTGTGAATGGCGTTTCACTCGTCCGCGCCCCGAAGCTGGCCGCCATCGCGTCAGGAGATGGCCGGATCGGTTGCGACCCGAGCGCGACGGATGCCTTTACGGGCGGATTCAGCGCCGGGCCAGATAAGGCACTTGGTACTTTCTTCAGCGCCTCTTGGATCTCAGCGCGTGCTACATCAAAGTCCACTCGTTCCAGATTCGCCAAGCGATTCGTCGCCTGTTGGAATGTGAGCGGCTTCTTACTGATGGACGGCAACTCCATCCATGCCCCCTTGGGGACGTATGGCGACAGTTTCTTATAGGCCACGTTCACGGCATTCTTGGCATTCTCGAATGACCACTCGCGCTTTTCAAGATCGCCTGCTCGCGCCGCGAGTTTCAGTTTCGGCAAATGCGGGACCGTGCCCAGAATCGCCTCCCACGCCGCCGATATGCCCGCGGCTTGACCGCCAGAGGCTAAGGGGTCGCCGCCTTTGACTGCCGCCTCACCGGCCCCGAGAATCCCCGAGGACCCAATGCGGCCGAGGGCCGCGCCAACCTTGGGAAGTTGAGGTAGAAGTTTCGCCCCGAGTGCGCCGCCGCCCATCGTCAATGGGATGCTCGCGCCAGTCGCGATCACCTCGGCCGGATGCGGGAGGTCTTCCGTGCCAGGAATCTGCATGGACGGATCACTGGCCGCCTTATTCACTTGGACCCATGGGTGCGAGGCTGGTCCCGGCACGTTGCGCGGAGTACTCCCGCCTTCCTGAATGACGCGAGGCTCGGCGGTCTGCACGAGGTCGCGATACTGCGGATACTTCGCCGCGAGTTTGCCCGCGAGCACGTCATCGCTCAGGTCGGAATACATCGGGTACTTCGCTCGCACGCCCGCCAATACGGCGTTGCGGTCCATTAGCGGATCCCCAGTGGGTCGCTCGGATTATTGGACGGCGCTCCGGGCGCGGGCGCGACATTCCTTCCCGGCGTCTGATACGTGCCGGTGTCATAGCCGAATTGCCGCATTCTCTGAAGTTCAGCCTCACCAGCCTGAGTATTGAGATCGCGGGCGAGCGTAAATCGGGTCCGCACGGCCTGCGGTGTGACGCCCTGATTAGGCAGGAACGTCATCATGCGCTCCATTTCCTTGACGCCGACTGCGGCCCCGGAACGCTGGCGCATGATGTTGTCGCTGTACTGGGCCAGGAGAGCAAGGAAGCGCTGCTCTTTATCAGTCATAGCCCCCTTGACTGCTGGAGTTCCGATCGACTGCCCCTCGGGCATGGGACCGGGAGAGCGACCCCACTTCTGGGCGATGCCATTGATCCACGGCCGGATGCCGCCGACGAGTTTGTTGAGGTCAACCTGATCGGCCAAGGCATCCAGTTCTTTCAGTGTCCGGTCATTGTTCTCGATATCCCGAAACACTTTCTGTTCGCCCAGCGGGATGGTCTTTCCGGCCAATGACTTGTCAAGTCGTAGCTGTGCATTCTGGGCCTGGATATCCGCCAATTGTCGTTGCACGTCGAGTCGGGCGAATCGGGCGTCTGCTAGCAGATTGTTGGTCCTGATCTGCTCCTCTAGTTTCGCGAGCGTCGCCTGGTGCTTCTGATCTCCTGCATCCTTCGCCGCGACGACTTTGGCGAACTCTTCTTCAAACTTCATGCGGGCGTCAATACGCTTCTCCAGTGCGTCGGCGATGCCGTCATATCCCTTCGCTTGGATCTCGTCCGCGAGCAAGGCGTTCCTGTTCTGCTCAGCGGTGATCCCCATCATCCGCCACTTCTGCTCGATCGGAATCCGCTTCGCGATCATGATGGAGTTGTATGAACGCATCTCGTCGTCGAAGCGCTCGAGCATCGCCTTGGTCTCGTCCTTCCACGTCTGATACGCGGCGTCGGCCTTGTAGCGACTGCCTTCGCGCCAGCCCTCCATCGCGCCCGTGAGCGCCGAGAGTGAGGCACGGGCGCCATTGCGTCCACCGCCCGCCATCGTCGCCATGAGCGATGCGGCCTGCACGAACTTCCCGATGGTCGCGTAGGGCGACTCCTCGGCCGTCGACGAAAGGAACGGCTGGAGGCCACGATCCGGCGGCTGCGTGACCGGGCTCGGTTGCGGTACCTGCTCCGCTTGGGCCTCGTATTGCTGGATGGCGAGTTCGTATTCTTTCTTCTGCGCCGCAAAGGACTCATCGGCGCTGATCTGCCGTTGCCGTGCCGCCTGTCTCACGTCGGCGGCATTGTTTCGCGCCGCCTGAATCTCCTGCTGAGTCGGCGCTGGCGGGAGCATAGCTCGCGCGCCCTGCATGATGCCGACCGGGTCGGTGGCCACAATGTTCTGTGCCGTGTCTTTGAACGCCGGGACCTCGGGCGCGGGCTGATCCGGCGCGACGACGTAGGTGTCTTGGAGATTAGTAGCCATGAATCCAATCCACGAAGCGCCACCACATCTCGCGCACCACGTAACCGAGCGCGACGAGAATCGAGAGCACGACCATCACCAAGAACGCAACGAGCGCGTAATCCCCGGCGAGCCCAAGCACGTCGAGCGTGGTCATCATTGCGCCATCGCGTTGAGTTGGGCCAGCGCCTGCTGCGAAGACCGGATGAGGTTATCGAGTTGCCCCTGTTCCTGATTGGCGACCTGAGCGCCGACGCCAGCCCCGCCCATCGCGGACTGGAGGGCATAAATCGCGGTCGTCTTGTCCTTGCCAAGCATTTCGGCCCGGAGCGAAATTGCGCGGCGATCAATCTCCGACAGGGCCGACTGCATCATTGAGGAGTCGGTGATGCCCATGTGGGCGAACTGTTGCTGGAGCTTCGCCTTTTCGGTCTGCGCCCAGTCGTCGATGAACTGCTGCACCGCTGGGTCCAGATGGCCCGCCGACGCCTGCTGCAACTGATTGGTGCCGAAGGTCTGGAGCGGTGCCGCCGACTTCTGCTGAATCTCTTGAAAGCCGCGCTGCATGCCCGCCTGCTCGCGGGCGTTCCGGGCCGCGTCCAGACTCGACTTGATCCCCATCGCGGAAATCCCGAGGCCCATGCCGGGCAGCACGATGTTCTTCGCGATGCTCCCGAGGTCGCCCATGCCGAAGCCTTTGTCGGGTGGCGTCGGTGCGCCGCCGGGGCTTGTCGTTACGCCCGCACCCGGTGGCAACGTGAACCGGCTCGAGTCCACCGGGCCGCTCGGGCTCACGCCCTGAAAGATCCCGGCCGGTGCCGAGATGCCGGGAATGTTCACGTCGCCCATGATGCCCTGATCGAATTGGGGGATGTTGAACGACGAGAGTCCGCTGAAATCGGGCAAGTTGGGCACGTTCGCGCCTGTGCCACCGGCCGCGATATTCCCCATGTCGCCAAAGTCAAAGTTGCCGCCCATGAAATCGTAGTCGCCCATTTACACGACTCCTGCGGCATTCTTCAGCCGCGTCAAATCCTGAGCCATTATAAACGTCCACGACACCCAGTCGGTCTCCTGCCGCAAGTCGAACTCTTGGAGGTCGGGCGGGTCCTCCACCCCGAGCGCCCGCGACAATGCCCGGTGCTGGTTCTGAATCTGCTCGAGCACGTCATCGGGCGGCTCGCCAGAGTCGAAGTTGTAACGCGCGACGGACGTCCCCGTGAGGTTATTGGTCGCATCGATCAGGCCATCGTGGATGACCTTAACGGTGCCGAGCATATCCTCGTAGGCGGTTTTGGACCGGAACGGGGTACCAGCGAGTAGGCCGGGGTCAATCAGATGCCGCCTCCACCATCGCCGCCGCCATCCCCCGGCCCGCCCACATCCGGCTGGTACAGCATCCGCTCATTTCCTGGTGACAGCGGATTGCCGATGTAGCGCAAGAGCTGATCCTGCCGCTGCGGGTCCAGCCCCGACTGCGCCACGAACGCCTGTTGCTGGTCGGCCGGGAGCGCCATCCCTTGTTGCGCGAGTCGGGTGAAGTTCCCGAGCTCGTCGGGCGACATGCCTGCGGCGAAGGACTCGTAGGTCATGGTGCCCGATGGCCCGCCCGGAGGCAGGGCCGCATAGAGCGCGGCGATATAGTTATTCATCGCCGTAGTGACCGGGCCGAAGTCCGCGGTCAATCCGCCCTCGTGCCGGGTCCCAGTCGCCCCCGGTAGCGCCCCGATCTGCGGCGCGCCGAGGTCGGTCGGCTTACCGAGTTGGTAGCCCCCTACCCCCGCCCCTGTCTCCACCAGTTGCCGGAACATATCGAGGGATTGGCCGATGTCACCCTGCGTCTGGGCCTTCCCGAGCCATGGCAGCAAAGTGTTGATGGCGCTTGACTCTCCGTAGAGGGTGCCCGAGAGTTTGCCGCCGAACTGCTGCCAAGCGTTCGACGGCCCGGTGAAGGAGCCAATCAGCCCCTTGAGCGGGTCCGCGACAGGCCCCCCGAGGAGCCCTACGGCCATGTCGCCCCACTGATTGCCGGTGGTCTCCCCGCCCTTGATCCCGCCGAGGCTCAAACCGAGCTTCCCGAGGTCGTAGGCCCCCGACCAGAGCCCGAGGGGGCCGAGAAGGTTGCTCCCGATGCCCCCAGCGGCCGCAGAAGCCGCCTCGCTGCCCAAACTAGCCCCTAATTCTGTGGAAACTGGGCCACTAGCCTCCGCCCCGGTAAACGCCCCAGCAGGGGCCGTTACTGACTCGCTAGAGATGGGCGCCAGGCTGCTAGCGAAGTCCGATGGGAACGTCATGGTCGGGCCACTGCCGCTGACGGGGGCCCCCTGTAGCAGATTGAAGTCGCCAGTAACCGTCCCGGCGCCCGGACTAGGGTTTAGGAGCCCTTGCGCCCGGCCCTTCGCCTGACCCAAGATCTGTCCCGCCGCCGCGCGCCCTAGTTGCTCGCCCAGCCCCGGAATGTCAGGGCTAAAGGCATTTTGCCCGAACCCCGCCGACACCCCCGAGTCCGACGGACTCGGCACCCCCGTACCACCAGCCGACGCCGGGGCAGAACCCGGAGCCGCGCCCCCCACACTCGGCATGGCCGACTGCTGCGCCAAGCCTAGCGGGGCCTTGCGCCCGAGGTAGTCCAGCACGTCTTGCGTGCGGTCGCCGCCTTCTAGCGTCAGGCCGGTGATGGGATCAGTCGCCATTCAATTACTCGGTGGTCGCTCGAGTCCGCGCTTGCATTGCTTGGTCGCCTCCCCGCGCATGGTCGAGAGCACCATACAGTTTCGCACGTAGAGGTTGAGGATTTCGTTCAGCCACGCGACCCCCTCGTCTGTGATCTGGTCATTCTGGTCGATGATCACCGGGCGGTACTCGGCCCTCGGGAGCTCCAGTGGGGGCTTTGTCGTCCCCACCCCCGCGCAGCCACTGACGAGAGACAGGCACAGGATTACGCCTAGCGTTCTCCACCACGTCGACCAAGGCGCGCTCGACGCCAGTGACCTTAGCCTGATCCTCAGCGAGTTGCTTGGCTCGGCCGTATCGGACAGAGGCCCAGATAAGTCCCCCCACCAGCGCGAGTGCGCCGACGACGACCGCCACGCCCACATAGAGGCTGGGGCTCACTTCGCCTGCGGCGTCGAGCCCGTCGTGGCGCTCTTGGCGACGAAGCCGAGCCCCGCGATGGCCGCGCCGATCAGCAGGGCCTTCCAGCCCTCTTTGGTCTGCGGCATGGCGGCCCCGTTCTCTTGCACATACACGAGGATCGCGCCAACCGCCCCAATCAGGGTCGTCCACCAATTCGTGGTCATCGTCTTAATCATTTCGTTCTCCTCAGCAATTCGTCGAGGCTCTTCTTCTGATCGTCCAGTTTTCTATTGGTGTCTTTCTGCTGCTCCTTTACGTCTTTGACATCCTCTTCAATCCGCCGCACCTTCTCTTCGATCACGCCCGCTTTCTCGCGGATCTTGCTTTGCTCGGTGTCCGCTTGCTTCTGGGCCACCTTGAGCGAGGCAATCTCGCCAGTGTTCGCGTTGAGCCACGCCGCGCCGATGACCGAGGATAGGCCCATCAGCGCGCCCGCAATCCACTTCCAAGTGACGCCATTGCCGTTCTTCCCGCGACGCTCCGGGCCAGCGTACTTGTCTGTCACGCGGTCATCCTCACATGGCCAGATTGGACGTGTAAATGTTCGTTGGGCGTCCCCTGCGATTCCCAGATGACGACGAACGCAGGGCCGAGCGTGTCTTCGATCAAATCAACCAGGGCTTGACGCCTCGCCGCCGGTACGTTCCAGATGCGATAGTCTCTGGCTTTGCCAAGATAATGAGCATTTACGGTGTCTCCCGCGAGCGGGCGACCAGCATGAATAGCCGTCTCCTCATCGCCAGACGTAACAACGGCTTCACAGCCGAAGTGCTTAAAGCACTTCTCGATCTCGACATGCGCCGCATCCATCTCTGGTACGGACTTCGCGATGGAGACCCCCTCCTTGAGTTGCATCAGTCCCACAACTCCTTCCAGCCGAGCGTGCGAAACTGGGTCGACACGTTCGCCGCGTTGCGATAGCGGAACGTGGCCGTCGCGTTCGGGATGATCACCACGTCATTGCCTTGGCTCGCCGTGAACGCGGAACAGGAGATCGGCCCCGCCGGGGCTTCATCGGATGCGAACAGCGGGGTGGCATAAATCTGGCCGGTGTTCGCGGTGACGCAATTCAGCAACGCCTCGACGAACACGCCGTTCGGTACCGACAGGGTCGCCGCTACCGCGTTCGTTCCCGGCGTAGCGTTGTTCACGTCCAGCGTAGTGCTTACCGTCGCCCACCGGAAGGTGCGCCCGATCTGCGTGAACGGGTAAATCTCCGCACCCGGTGTTCCGAACCACGTCGTGCGGATCGCGCCCAGCCGTTGCTTCTTGGTGTAGTTCGTCGGCATCGTCGGCTGCGTCGTGGACGCTGGCCCCGAGACCGAGCACAGGATATCCACCACACCCGTATCGACTCGTGTGATGACGTAGACGTGATAGAACGTAAACGCAGCGACCGTGCCCGTGTCGAGGCACCCGGTATTATTGCCAACCGCCCACGCTGCCAGCGTTTTAGTCTTGGTGGACGTGTTAGAGATAAGCACCTTGTCATTGACGAGGAGGTCATCGCTCGAGACCGCGCCGGGGAACACCAGGAAGGTCGACGTGGCCGTCCCGTTGTTGGAGAGCGTCATCGACGCCCGCTGATTGGCGAGTGTGGTCGACACGCCCGCGCCCGTCTGGACCCATGCCGTGCCCGAGTCGACGTAGGTGGTGCCGCCGCCCTGATCGGTGGCGAGGTACCAGCGCCCCTGCGTGCCCGCGGCCGGACGTGAGGCCAAGAGGCCCACCGTGACCTCGCGGGTGTTGACGTAGTTCTTGATCGCGGTGTAGTTCGCGTCCAGCAGGGGCGCGACGTTCGTACCGCCCGCCTGCGTGAAAATGTTGTTCGGCACGGTCAACGTGCCGGTGGCGTAGACGATGGCCGGTACGAGGATTGCGCCGAGAATCCAAGCCCAGGCCCCGAAGAAGCGAGGCCTGGGCTTCGTTGAACCGTCCACGGTTCCGTGGGTATGGCGACCACCCCCCCATAGACTCATGCGTTCCACTCCCTTGTCTCTGCATATTCCATCTGCACGGCTTGGAGCCGATGTGGCGGGTCATTCCCCTGATAGATCCAGCCCAAATAATGCCCGAACATCGCGGCATCCTGTTTCGGCAGCGCGAGCCCCTGACCCTGCAGCACGAGCGTCTGATTCGAGGAGTTCACCAGCCGCAAGAGCTGGTTGAGGTTGTTTCGGAGATTGAGCGTCACGTTTGGCGCGAGATTAAACGCCTTGATCCCGATGTCCGAGTCCACCGTGAGCGTGGGCGCGATCGGATAAGCCGACTGGACCTCGACGCCGATCTTGTAGAGGGCGTGCATACTGGTCGGCTTGCCAAACCCCGAGAGTTTGCCGACGACCTTGTAGCGCACGGGCTGGTCATTCTCCGCGCCGAAGAGTTGGTAAATCTCCCCGGCCGTGTTCGCGCCCCACACCTGGCTGACCCCGTTGACGATAACCGTGGTCATCCATTTTAGCGTCTCGCCTTGCGAGGCAAAGAACATCTTGCCCTGCGTGAACCCGAGGATCAGCGGCGTCTCGGTCGCCAGATCGTTCGCGGGCATCGGCAGGCCCGTCACGAGCGCCTGCGTGTACTTCACGAGGAAGAGCAGGCAATAGAGGTTCTGCACCAGCGCCACGGCAGCAGGCGTATCGGGCGTCAGCGTGAGCCCCGGAAACATCCGGTCGATGCTGGCACTGAGTTTCTGCGGCGTGACGCCCGAGATGGCATAGATCCCGCCCGGCGACATAAACGTGACAGCCCGGAAGTAGGCTGCGCCTGAGGACGGGCCGACCGAGCCCACCGAGGGCACGACGTTGGTGATGGCAAAGGTCCGCACCACGGGCCCCGAGCCCGAGGCCACCACGTTTGAGATGGTGTTCACCGACGCCGGGCCGACAATCCACAACTGTTCGACGGACGATAGCATGAAGGTGATCGTGCCGATGAACGCCTCGTCGGTGATGGTCGTCGCGCCCGCGCCCGAGGCCACGGTGAAGTCGCTGAATGAGGCCGGCGCGGTAAAGGTGATCGTGCGGTTGTTGCCGATCCAGACGCTCCCCTCAAACACGGCAATCGAGGTGCCGACCATCGCGGCGTCGATGACCGTGTACGTGGTCCCGTCCCACGAGGAATAGCCCGCCGTCGGGTCGACGATCAGCACCGTGGAGCCCTGCCAGATGGTGAGGTGAGCCGAGGGCGTCACGGTAGCCGCGCCGCCGATGATCGTGGCCGCGCCGCCTGGAATCGCCACTTGCGTCAGCGATCCGTTGAGGCCCACCACGATGACCACCGGCACGTTGTTGAGCGTGAAGCCCCACATCGACGCGATGCCCTCGGGGATGGTGGCGACGGCCGAACCCGGAGCGTTCAAAAACTGAACAACGCCCTTGCCGATGCTGATACCGTTCTCCAACCAGAAGAGTTCGGTGTCCTCGATGTCCGTGCGCGCATCGGTGAGGTTGACGCCGGTCCAGCGCCGGAACTCGGCCGTCTTCCGCTTGGACGGCGGCGGCGGCCGCTTGCCGTTCGGCTGGCCTGCGCCGATGAGGTCCGGGGAGGGCAGTCTCATGCTAGACTCTCAGGCGGTTCGCTGGTGGAGCCCCCAGGGCACCCGCTGGGTGTTGCCGGCGTCGAAAGACGCTCCGAGGGCACGCGGTCCGTGGAATGACACGGGTTGGGGACACAACGAGGCGTCGATGCCACGCCTACCACCAGCGGGCTATTCTTCATCGCCAGCCCCACATCCGCCCGGTCAGTGACGGCACCGTGCCGACCTTATTGGCGTCCAGCCGGTTCACCTCGTCGTTGAAGTTCTCTTCAAACTCCCGCGCCTCGTCATACGCCCGCTCGTTGTATTTCGCCATCCGCGCCGCCCAGTAGCACACGGGCGCATCGAACGGCGCGGGCAGCGGGTCCGTATCGGTCAGGCTCACGAGGTAGCCTTGCGGCGTGATCTGTGCGCAGTCGACCTCGAGCGTGTAGGCAATCGCCGGCGCGGGCGCGATCACGAATTGCGCCGGGCCGTAGCGCGCGAACGCCACCGGAGCCCACTGAAAGGCCGGGTTGTACATCCGGAGCGTGGCGTTCAGTTCACTAAATGAACACGAGCCCATCACATACCGCTGGTTCTGATAGAGCAGGTTCACGCCGATGAGGTCGAACACGTTGTCGTTACCCAACTGGGTGAAGTTGTACGTATCCGTCCCAACCGTCGTGGTGAACGAAATCTGCACGCGATTCTGCCCGGTCTCCCGGTCGCGCTTCTGCAATCCCTGATTGATGTAGTTCGTCTTCTGCGCCGCCGACCAGTAGACATCATCCGGATCGTGGAGTAGATCGCGCAGGCATTCGATGTATTGCGACAGTGACGAGGCCGCCGCCGTGGGGGCCGAGACTTCCCAGTCGAAGCTCGAGCCGCCGGGTGGCGCCGGGTTGGTGAATTGCGCGATGAAACCGCCTGCGAACTTGCTCGATGGGTCCACGAATGGCGTCGTCGCCCAGCCCGGCACGAGGCTTGTGATCTGAAAGGGTAACGGCAGCGAGCCCGTGAAGTTGACGCCGACCTGGACGTCGCCCTCGGCTACCGCTTGCGTGCCAGCGTAGAAGGTCGACATTTAGGCCCCCGCCGTGCCCCAGTCCATCGTGCTATTCGCCGGGGCCAGTTGCGTGAACCGCACGGTAAACGCGGTCGTCAGCTTCTCAGTCGGCACCACCCACCGATCTGTGGCCCACGACGTGACGATCTTGGGGGAGTAGGGCACCACGAACGTCCCGCTCACCGTGATGAAGTCGGCCCCCTCTGCCACGTTCTCGGTCCCGGCCTGCTGCGACGAGACGCGGTACATCGGGATCGACTCGCCAGGCGGAACCACGACCGGCGGCGGGGTGTCGGGTGGAACCGGCGCGGGCGTGGTGTCGAATAGCGGCGGCGGCAGATCGACCTGTGCGCCGCCGATCGCGCCGCCAACCTGCCCGCCACCGATTGCGGAGCCGAGGTCTTCCTGGGGCATCAGCGCACCAGCCTAGCGACCGCTGTACCGACGGTCTGCCAGAGCATCCAGAACGGGAAGAGGAGATAACGCCAGTTCATGGCGCGGTATTGATCGTGTACCCGGTCGGGACGGCGCCCGTCGCGGTCACGCTGAAAATGCAGAGAGCGCAATTCGTATCAGCCTGCGACGGGGAGAAGGCATACCAGCCGTTGCCAATCTCTTCGGCCGTGCCCGTCGCGCTACTAAAGGACCCGGTGTCCTTCCACACCTGGACCGTGAGCGTCAGCCCGGTCTTTGGCGTCGAGGGCGAGGTAGAGTCGCGCATGAAGAGGGCAAACTTTGCCTGTCCTGCCACGTTTCGCCGCCACGATGAGCCCGCCGTGACAATTCCAGTTGCGGCCACGTCCAGCGTGCGCCCGGCCACCGTCGGAAGCACCGGGGCCTGGCCGCTGGCGTAGGTGTTGACGATGGAGCCGACATTTGCCCCCGTGAACGTCAGTGAATCCGTCTTCGCCTTGATCGCTGTGGCCGAGGTCTGCACGGCCGCCGTATCGGCACTCATGCTCGCGCCGGCGGGAGCTCCGAGCCGGTTGTAGACCGCCGCAAGCCCGAAGTCCACGAGGGCGATCGGAAGCACGGTCGGCACCATGCCCGACACACCATAGACCGACACCGTGACGTAATCCGCGCCCGTGGCGAGCATCGCCGTGGTAAGGCCGAACTCGTACCAGCCCGCAAGGTTCGTGGAGTCTTTCTCGACGAACCCACAGGACGTGTAGGATCCTCGCGTTGCGGCGGCCACCGTGCAGGTTGAGGCCGCGGCGTTGCCCTGGTCCGCCCGCCCGTAGGCGATCGTGAGCCCCGACGATCCACTCGTCAGTCCCGTCTTGCCGAGGCCCGTCGTGTCGTCTTTGATGAAGATCAGATGAATGACGCTGGTCGCGCCCTTCACATAGGCCGCCTCGGGCATGACGTTGGTGTCGATGGCAAACGCGCTGCTGGGCAGCGCAAGCATCGCGAGAACGGCCAGCAGTCGCTTCATGGCGTAAACCTCAAGTTAGTGGGTGCAGCGGGAGCGCTGGACGGCACGGGGAACTTGTAGGCCCCGAGGCTATACGTGGAGCCCCACGCCACGCCATCCTTGTCGGTCGTGTAACGCGCCGACTGATTGACCCCGCCCTGCGTGATCGCCGTCGGAGAGGAAATGGTGAGGTGAAAATCACCCCCCGCCGCGTTGACAAACTGCGGGTTGTCGACGGTCGTGCACCCGCTCGCGCAACGGTTGTTGCTGATGGTGCCGCTGTCACTACCCGAAATCGTGTCGTTGGTGCCGCCGAACATGATGTTGTTCTGAATAGTCGTGCCTGTAGAACCACTGCACAGGAAGACAATGCCGCTGCTTTGACCAGTGAAATTCAGTGATCCATACACTGTGTTGTTGGCGATGAGCGTATTCACAGGACTCGCCCCACCGCCACCACCGCAGCTATTCACGAGAATGGCCCCACACCCGCTGCTGCAATAGCTGGTCGTGGTGCCGCCATCGTGGATGATGTTGTTGTAAATCTCGGAGTTCGTGACTCCCGCCGCCGCCACCCCGCCGAACCCCCAGCCCCATATGTCATTGCCGCTGATGTCCAGATCGAGGCTCGCCGCATTGTGAGTGGTGATCCCGATGCCGTTGTGATCGGTCGGCGAGCATTGCGCGATGACATTACGGCGGATGGTGCCGCTCCCGCCGAAGTAGAGGCAATGTTTGCCGCCGCCAGTAGGGAAGCTCCCGGCCAGGTTGAAGTTCTTAAAGGTGCTGTCAAGAAATTCCATGTAGGTTGACGTGGTGCTCGACGGGTGAACCGCGACGAGCCCTGCGCCGGATGCTGCCGCCAGCGCATCGTGCCAATACACGTCCTGCACGCGGATATGATCCGGGGCGGCAATGCTGTTCTGGGTATAGAAGCGCCCGATCTGCACGCACTGAGAGTTCGCGTCAATCTCAAAACCCCGGAAGATGATGTACCGCGCCTGACTATTGTTGGTAATCCAGACCACATCATCGGCATTCCCCGAGCACAGGGCAGATGTCGGACGAATGATGGTCGAGCATGATGGCGTGGCGTAGGGGCCTGACGCCGCGCCCACGTTGGTGCAAGGCGTCTCGGCCCGGATGACGGTGGCCCCCGGCCATGTCGCCTCGCGGGCTTCCCCGCCTGGCCCAGTTCCGTTCGGGATCGTATCGGGTGGGATGATCGCGACATACGTCCCGGCCCCGATCACGAGGGTATCGCCACTTGCCAGACAGGCGATGCCGGCCGCAATGGTCGATTTGCGCTGGAGCAGGTTTCCCGCGCCCTGGCTGGCGACGGTCGAACACGCTGGATTGGTGCCGGTCGGATGCACGTAGTAGGTGACCGCCGCTGCGGGCGCAGGAATCACCAAAAGCGCCAGCAGAAGAAGGAGTCGTCTCATCGCACTCTCCCGCCGATGCTCGAGCCCGACGAGGACATCGTCAGCGTGACGGGAATGGTCTGCGGACTTCCGGTCGCCCCCGCCGCCGTGACCGTGATGTTCGCGGTATAGATGCCAGCCGTCAGACCGGTCGTATCCACCGAGGCGACCACGATGGCATCGTCCGTGCCAGACCCGGGCGACACCGAGAGCCAGGTCTGATCATCGGAGACCGTCCACGTCATCGTGGGGCTTCCGCCGTTCTTGGTGATCGAGATGGACTGCGGCACCGGCGTAAAGCCCGGCGCGGCGGAAAAGGCCAACAGTGGCGGATGGGTCAGGAGGATCGGCGGAATAGTCGTGTCGCTGTACACGATGTTGCTGTAGCCGCTTCCGGCCGGCAGCGCCGTCACCCGATACCCCGCGATCGGGTTTGGGGCGACGGTGTCGGTGTAGGTCGTCACGTTCGCACCGAGCGTGGCGAGCACGGCGAAATCCGAACACGCCGCGCCCGTGCATCGCTCCATCTGGAAGCCGGTCTCACTCACCGAGTTCTGGGCGTTCGGGGAGTTATCGTTCCAGTAGAGGATCAACGTCCGTAACGCAAGCGTGGTGGCCGATGCCGCCGTGCTATAGCTGCTGAGATTGAGCGCCTCGTCCTGTGCCCGCACGCGATAGCAGTACGTCGTGGACGCCGCGAGGCCGGTGTCGAGATAGGTCGTGACCGTCGGCGCAGCGATCTGGGCGTAGGTGCCGCATGAACCCGAGAACGGAGCGCGCTCGAGCCGGTAGGTCGGCACGGTCGTCACGTTATCGGTCGACGGACTCCACGTAAGGCTGACTCGATCGCTGCCCGTCGCCGTGGCGACGAGATTAGTCGGCGTACTCGGGGGCGTCGTGTCGCCGCCACCACCACCGCCGGTTACTTCCTTGAACGCGGCGTTGACCGCAGACCAGTCAAAAGCAAACCCGGGTATTGACCAGTCCACATTGTAGGTGGTCGCCGTCGTCACAACCTGGAACATGGCATCATAGGCTTGAGTCGTACTGGATCCGTCAGTCGCAATGTTCGTATATCCAGCGCCATCGACAAACGTTTTTGTCGCCCCACCATTAGCAATGACGGCCACGCCGATAATGAGGTCATTCGCCGTCAACGTGGTGATCGTGTCGACAATGTTATCCGCAGAGGCCAGGGCTTCCCCACCGTTCACGTCGAGCGCAATCGCCGTGCCTGAGAACTCGTCGCACGCGAGGTTGAGATAGTTTCCCGAACCTACGTCGGTCGATACCGTGAAGGTGAGTGAGCCAGAGCCCGTGACCGAGGCATAGGAGATAAACGCCTTCCCGACGCCGCCCGCATAGGACACGCCGGTCGCGCCGAGGATCGTGGAAAAGGCCCCCGTGGAGCCGCCACCAGACGACGACACGCTGACTGACGTGACGCCGCTACCCGAGTTCCAGACGCCTCCCATGACGACGACGAAGTTGCCCGAGGAGGCATTGGCAGAGAGCGAGCATGTGGCCGAGGTCACATTGTTGCCGACGCCCGTATTCTTCCGCCCTGAGACCTCGGCAATCGCCGCGTGCGCGACGGCCGGGGCCAGCAGGAGGAGGGCGACTAAGAGACGAAGGATCATCCAGCACCGTGACAGTGAATCGAGAACACGCTACCCTGCGCCGGGTTGATCCACGTATTGACCTGGACGCCGGTCGTGGTCGCGTTCGACACTGTGACGGTGGCACCCGATGCGGTGTTCTGCTGGGCGATGCACGACGGGATCGAGGTCCACGTGCCGTTGAATAGCACGAGGAACGGCGAGGCCGGGACGCCCGTCGCGCCCATCGTCACACGCATGGAACTGTTATGGCCGCTGAGGATTGGCGCGTTGCCGCACTTATCCGTACAGCGCGGCGTGCCGCGCGGGTCGTCGCCGACCCACAGCGTCCGCGTGGCGTTGAGATTCAGCGCCGTCGCCACGGTGAGTGCCCCGAGGTTGTTGGCGTTGTTGTTCGTGGCCGTGGTTGCGCCGATGAAGACATGCCCGTTGAACGTCGAGCCGGTGCCATTCGGATCGAATCCGATGTGGTTGCTCGTGTTGATACTCGCGATCGGGATTACGCCATCGGCGGCGAAGTTGAGTCCGACCAGGCTCGTGTTGTTGAGCATCTGAATCTGGCCCACGTTGCCGAGATTGGACGTGGCGAAGCCCACCAAGAATTTGCCGCCGACCGTGGTCGCCGTCGCACTCGTCGCAATGGTCACCGTGTCTATGTTGCTTAGGCCGATGAGCGGAATATGCGAGGTGCCGCCGAAGTTCAGGCCATACACGTACCGGCTATTGGAGAGCCCGACGCCGGGGGCCGTCATGCCGGATGTGATCTGATTGCCGAGGAGGACCGAGCTATCGGAGGCCACGATGAACGGCCCGTTCGAGCCGTCGCCGCCATAGAGAACCAAGACCTCGCCCGTGGGCAGACCGCCCGCGACGACGTTGATGGGGGTCATGGCCCACTGGAGCCCTGTCCACCGCTTCCAGAGGTTTTCGGATTGCTCGAAGCAGACCGTCTGCCCCTGCACGGGGTTCGTGATCTGTGAGCATGAGGTGCGCGTGCCAGTGGCGGCGGTGCCGAAAAATCCGACGCCTTGCGCGTCGGCCGGGATGGTGGGACCCAAGAAACAGAGGAACGCCGCCGCGGCAAAGCCGACGACGATCCCCAAAATCAGAATCAGAAGGCCGCTACTCGACTCCTTGTGTCGCGCCATACATTGCGAGTCGCGCCAATTACAGAGCGTTCGAGTTGTAGCCGGTCGTCACCGCGATCGTGCGCCGCTTCGCGAGCACGAAGTTGATGAGCACCACCAGCGCGCCGACGTAGCCGAGCTGATTGTTCGGCAGCGTGGAGGCGAACCCGGTGAAGGCGAAGGCCGCCGCCTCGTGGATGTACGCGGACAGGTACCGCGTGTTCCAGTACCAGATCTGCCCCTCCGGAACACCGAGGTCCATATAGATCGGGACCGCGCCGATCATGAGCGCCGTGAAGCCCGCGCGCGCGCCGAGCGAGGACTGATCGAAGCTCTGCTGCGGCGTGATCATGTACTGCTCGAGCGAGAGGAAGTCTTCGCTCAGGAGTTCCCACGTGCCCGGCCCCGCCGCGCCCACGTTCGGGGCCTCACCCGTGGCAGCCTTGGTGGCCGAGACGATATCGCGCAGCACCAGCTGCCGGGTCGGGTTGACGGCGCCCGCCGCGCGGACGTTTGCCCGCCACCAAGTGTTGGTGGTCCCGTCGATGTTGCCGTAGGAGCCCTGCCCCGCGACGGTCGCGGCGAGCCCTGCCATGAGCGGGAAACTGTCGACGTTGATGCCGCCGCCCGCGCCGGTCAGAAGCTGCGTGCTCAAGTAGTCCGCCACCTGATTTCCGGCGTCATTCATGCGCGCCTCGATCAGCGGCACGACGGCGGCGTTCAACTGAATGAGCCCCTCAAGACCGGGGAACGGGATGGGCACGACGACGGCGGCGAGGTTCACGTCCAACTCAAACGAGCCGTTCTGAATCGACGGCTGATTGAACGCGCCCGAGTAGTCCGTCGCCTGCGCCGTGGTGTACGGCAGGCCCTGGACCGGGATCGTGACCGAGGACACGCCACCGCTGGCGGTCTGCGCGTTCGCCAGACATCCGGCCAGGATCGGGGTCGCGCGGTAGATCTGCACGACCATCTTCGGGACGAACGCGCGGCGCGTAACGACCGTCAATTCTGTCCCGATTGCACCGCCCGGAACTGCGCCCGTTCCAATCAGAGGCATGACTAGTTCTCCTGGCCCCACTCAGGGGCGAATGAAGATGGGTCACGAATCGGGGCCGTCGCCAGCCCGACGAGGACGAGCGCGACCAAAGAGAGTTGAACGACGTGCATCGGGAAAAACGTCAACGCATTGACGCCGAGTGCGGCGATCGAGCCGCCATAGACCGGATGCGCGAACATCGCCCGATGCGCCCAGAGCCAGAAGGCGAGGAGCATCGCGCCGATCACGCCAAGCTCAACGAGCCATTGCAGGTATTCGTTATGGGCTTCGCGCCAGAGTTCTCCGGTGGGCTTGTAGTCCGTGGTTACTTGCTTGACCGGGATGCGCTGCGACCAGCCACCGAGACCGAAGCCCACGATGGGATCAGTCCTGACCCAGTCGTTCACCGCGAACTGCCACATGGCCCCGCGCCCGAGCATGTGCGCGTCCAGCGGCTTGTTGCTCTTGGCGTAGGCGGCAAAGATTGCGGCGAACATGCACCCGGCAATCACGACGGCCAGCACGGGCTTGTTATGACGGAAGCGGATCACAAGGCCGGCGCCGAGCGCGAGAATGGCCGACACCGCGTGGCTCTTCACCACCGCAAAGATGGCCACCAGCATCAGCCACCACGGCATCAGCGGGGCGATGATCGCGATGTAGGCCGCCGCCCCGTCGACCGTGCCGATGGTGCCAAGCGGCTGAATCGGGCCGCATTGCTTGCCTGCCGCAACGAGTTCAGGCGTACACGGCACTAGTAACTGCCCGCCGAAGAGTGGCCCCCACAGCAAGTCGTAGCCGAGGAATCGCTGCTGGAGCACGTACAGGAGCTCGAATGTCCCGAGGGCGACGAGGATTGAAATGATCTTCGGGTGGTACTTGTTCGGCGTCTGCCGAAGCGCGATCAGCATCAAGGCCCCGAGCGCGAACATCACGGAATGCGTCGGGTCCATGGCCGCGCCCCGGAAAAAGATCGTGAGCCCGGCGAGGGCCACCGCGAGACCGAGATAGCGATCCTCGCGGCCCACGAGCACGGCAATCATCCCGAAGGCCGCGAGGTAGAACGTCTGCGCCGACCATAGGTCAATCCCTTGCGCGGCCGGGTACGCAGGAAGCCCCAGCCACGGAAACCGGAAGGCCAGCATCGGCCACCAGGTAACCAAGGGGGCGAGCACCGCCCCCGCGATCGGAATGACCCAGAGTCGTCGCAAATTAGAAGCCCAGTTTCAGTACGCCGTTGTAGATGTTCAGCGAGTTGCCCGAGGCGGCCGAACCCCACCGCCAGACCACGTTCAGGACGGCCGTCTGATTGTTATTGGCCTGCGAGAACGTCGTGGCGTTGTAGGCGTTCTCGGTCGCCAGCGTGTTGCTCACGACGCCCTGAGTCGTGCTGGCCACCGCCACGCGCCCGGTCAGGAACGCCTGGAAGACCTGCGGCCGGAGGTCGGTCGCGTTCTGCGTGGTCAGTGTCGCGATCGGATTGACGACCACGTCCACCGTGATCGGGGCCTGACAGGCGTTCGGGGCCTGGGTCGCACCACCGCATGCCCCGCCACCGAGGTCCGCGGGAATGGTCGCGCCGTTCATGATCACCATCGTGGCGATCTGCACGCCGGTCTGGCTCGTGAGGTTCACGGCCAATGAGTTGCCGGTGATGCCGCCGACGGTGCCTACGGTCTTGATGCCGCCGTTCAGGCGCAGATGGATCGGCACGGACGCGAACGCCTGGTTGTTCGTGGTCCACGAGGCCCACAGGGCGGCCGGAATCGGGTACTGATACAGCAGGATTTCGGCGGTCGAGTTGGCCGCATTCACGGACGCCGAGGTCGCGTGAATGATCCCGTTCGCAATCATCGGGATCTGCGCGTGACTGGCCGGGGGCGCAATGGCCACCAATGCAGCGACGACGAGAGCAAGGGCAATCCAGCGGCGCGCAGTCATCAGAGCCTCCTTACGCCTTCAATGGGAAGTTGGGATCAGCCGGCCAGTAGTCCTGATTGGCCCAGCGGGCTTCGGCCCCGGCCCGGTCATTTTGAAAGTCTTGCAGAATCATGTCGGCCTTCGCGCGCGCCCAGTCCTCGCCGGGGTGATGGAAGTCGCCCTCCATCAGCCCGTTGAACCAAGCGGCGTGCTGGCCGCGTCCATACGCTTTGGGATTCATCGAGCCGCGATAGTCGGCCGGCGTGCGTGGCGCGGCGACCTTGCGGCGGTTGTCGTACACGATGGCCGCGTTGACGTGAAGGCCGATGCCTTCCTTGGCCATGATGTCTTCGATCTCTTTCACGTCCGCGTCGTTGTAGCCCTGCCGATGCAGGTCGGCTACGGCGCGGTCGTGGTCGCGATCGGCGTCGAATTTCGCGATCTTCGCGTCGATCTTCGCCTCGCGCTCGGCGGCGGCGGCCCGTGCTGCCTCGGTCGCCTCGCGCAGCGCCATGCCCGGGATTTCCGCGTTCGGATAGGCGGTCTTCAAAGCGCGCTCGAGGTAGGGCCGCGCTTCGGGCGTGGCCCACGCCTTCTCGAGCATCTCCGCGCGCGGGTCGAGTCGTTCCTGGTCCGCCATGCGCTACACGCCCCTCTGGTTCTGGCTGGTGCGCTTCGCGGCCTTGACGCCGGTCGGCCCGCCGCCCTCGAGTTGGATCACGTTCTTGTCGCTCTTCTCGCCGGGCTGGTCCTGGTTGCCGAACCACTTGGACGGCCCAGTGAATCCGCCTCGGGCCATGTAGCGCGGGGGATTCAGCATCCGGCCTTGGCTCATCGACGCATCGCGCGGATCGCGGATCGGGAAGGACTCAGGACCCATCACGCCAGGCTGGTCAGCCATTGCTTGTTCTCCTCTTTAGATCAAAGTGGATAAGGCGCCAGTGCTTGCCGCAGTCGGAGCAGATGTACGGTGGCCGACCATAGGCGAAGCCAAGGCAAAAGCCCCATGCGGCCCCAACAACGACGAACAGTAGGGGCTCCATCACGCCCCCGCCGTCGCAGGCGTCTGTGGTGCAAGTGCGGGCGCTGGACGGCCCGCGTTGTTCGCGCCGATCTGGCGCATCATGTCTTGGAATGCGGCCGGGTTACTCGGGCTCGCCGTGCCTGCCTGTTCGCCCAGCAACTTCATGTCCGCGCGGGTCATATCCGGCGAGGGCACGCCGAACTCCTTGGCGAGAATCACCATCGCTTTGTGGAGTGCCTGTCCGCTGGGGCCGACCGGATCGAGGAGCCGAAGGGCCTGACGTAGCGGCTTCATCGCGGCATCCACGAGCATCGGGACGCGCGCCTCCATACCGGCGGGCCTCGGAGTAGTCGTCGCGGGACCGGTGGGACCGGCCGGGACTGGAGCGGGGCCAGTCGGCGGCTGCATCGGGGGAGCACCCATCATGTCAGGCATGGCGACCTCGGACGGAGGTATTGCGGGCGCGAGTCCGACTGCGGCGTGACGATCTCGCATTCACGAGATTTCTCCGCGCTGCTCGTGCGTGGCGCACTCCCTTAATGGCGATGTAGAAACCTCCGCACAATAAAATGAGGGATAAATGTCGATTTTGGAATGCGACTAATCGTGTGCTAACGTTTAGGCGCACATGAAACGTCGCACCTGGAATGACCGAAAGGATTTAGCGATCAAGAACTTACTACGCGAGATACTGGCTACTCATAAGGGCATCAAGGCCCATGCCTCACGCGATCTTTGTATCGACCGCGGACACCTTCAGCGCCTACTCAAACGCTACGGACTTGTTAAAGACGGAGAGAAAACGGCATGAACACCCAAGAGCGACTGGACCGACTGGAGCGCCTACTGGCCGAACTCGCGGACGAGGTGTCCACGGGCTCAACGGGGCACATTCGCACGCCCGCGCAGAACCGGGCGCTCGCGGTGCTGCGCGAGTTACGCCCGGAGCCGGAAACGGTGTCGGCCCCGCTGGGGGCTGGTGCGATCTGCGGGAAGGTTCAACGGAAGGGTGACGAGGACTCGCCCGTGTGCCTCATGCCTCTCAACCACAAGGAAGGGCACCAGTACGGGGTGAAGCCGAGTTGAACAAAGAAGAGCAGGGCTGGATGGCCGCCCATGCCGCCGAAGAGACGGCGGCGCGTGCCATTCTTGAGCGCGAGCGCATGCGAACCGCACTGGAGAGCATCGCACGGAGCACCTGTTGCGATCAGTGCCATGAGGCCGCGCTCGTGGCGCAAGCCGCGCTTGGCTGGAGTTAGACCTTCCGCGACTTCGCCTCGGCCGCCACCAACTTCGCTTTCGACTCTTCTTCCTTCGCGGTCAGCGCCCGATTCTTGAACTCGGCGGCGGCCTTCTCCATCAATCGGGCCTTCGGGCGCAGGATGTCCTCAAGCGGCGGGGCCACGAGTTCGATAAACGACTCGTTACTGATCGCGCCACGCTCGGAGAGTAGCGCCGCAATCTCCCGCATCTCGTTCCGGAATAGCGGCGAGGCCGAGTGAGCTGATACGCGGACGCTCAACTCGCCGGGCACCTGCGAGAGCAGCAAGTCGCGGTAGGTCTTCCCGGTCTCCGGGTCCGGCTGTGGCAGCGGCACGCGCAACTCGACCTTCTGGGTCCGTCGCCGCAGCCGCAGACAGTCGGTCATCACGTCCTCGAGCCCGCGCTCCACACGGAGCGCCCGTCGACCCGTGCGCGGCGATGAGAGCGCCGCCCCGGCCATGATCTGACCCTCTGAGCGCATGTTCGGGTCAGGGTTGGCTCCCATCGCGCCCATCGGCAGGCCGCCAGCCCGGTCAAATTTCTCGTCAATCAACCGGTGCATCCCCGCCGCATCCGGAGGCGTTTCCGGCGCGAATCGCTTGATATCCGCGTGGGGGATGTTCGGCATGGTGAACGTGCCGCCGGGGATCCGCAGGAGCTTGGCTCGTTCGCCGTCGACGTTGGACAGGCCCACCACGGCAATCGGCGGGTCAATCTGGAGGTCAAGCAGTTGGTCGTGCTTGCGTAGCAGATCCTCGCCCATGAGTTGCAGGTTGATCATCAATTCCATCGGGGAGAGGCCGTAGGTGTAGTTCGTGACGGGCTCAAGACAGAGTTGCCGGATCGGGTTGTGCTGGGGCAAGAGCGGGTTCAGCGAACCCCACAGTAGGTGCTCGCCCTTGTAGCCCATCGCGAGCATCCGCCGCCACTCCCACTCGTGCTTGCCCGAGGGCGTGAAGTTGTGATCCTTCAGTGCTCCGTGGTGCACGTCGTCCGACTCTCGGTGCTCGCACTTCTCGCAGGCCGGATAGGCGAGATCGTCGCGAATCCACAACTCGCACATGGGCACGACTTCGGCCAGCACTTCGGCCTGAGCCAGATTCAGGATGGGCAGGTTCTGGACGGCCCCGATCATGTTCGGGGAGGCCGCGGCGAGCACGAGCCGCGGGATGGCCGGCGCGAGCGCCGCGCCGGATTGCCACTTGACGCTATCGCGAGCCAAGGCAATCAGGCGTTCACGGTCCTCGCGGTTCGGCATCGCCCCGCTAATCAGCCGGATGACCGAATGCAGGTTCATGTCGAACGTGTGCACCAGGGCTTCCTGTTTCTCGAACGGGAGGTTCTCCTCCCACACGCACACGTCGGCCGGGTCCTCGATGAGTTCCGGGCAGACCTTGCCGTCGCTGGTAATCGTCTTGATGAACATGCTCGGGAGCACGTGCGCCCAATCGACGGCCAGCCCGTAGGTCATATCGAGCCGGGTATCGGAGAACACGTCGCCGGTATCGTCGCGAACGGCGTCGAGTTCCTCGATCCACTGGTCACCGTACTTCCGCGGCAGGGTGACGCCGAACTTGACGAATTCGGGGGCGAAGCAGTAGGCGCTAGAGGTCTGCTGCCACTCCCTAAGCTTGTTTTGGTGGACGACCTGGCTTCCGTCGCTCCCGTGCAGCGCTAATTGGCGTAGGCGGCGGTAGTACGCCCGCCGGCGGTCCTGGCTCTGCAAGCACTCCCGGATCGTGGACTTGTACAGGTCGTTCCGGTCGGCTTGATCCCCCGGCAGAATCATTATCGCCCATTGTATGCCATGAGCGCGCATGGTTCCAAAGCACCGCGATATACTCCGCGATTTCCGGGCTCTTGAAGGTGCCGACGCGGTAGGCGGCGGTTTGCACTTCCCACGGGCCATTGAAGCCGAGGACAACGACATGGACCGGGTCGCCACCGGGGACCAAGTGGCGCAATTGGTCGAAGGTTCTCATATGTCGCACCAGACCTCGGTGTATTCGATTATGGTCGCGCCAAGGAGTTGAACGGCTCGCGCAAATCTGTCATTGAGGTTCAGCGCCGCATACTCCGGTGACGCCATCCACGCCGCTGAGAATTCTAAACCCCATTGCTGCTTATTGCGGTCTGTCCTGTCGCAAAAGGCCCTAGTGGCCGCTCGATGGGCTTCCCAAAATTCTTCGTCGGCTCGTCTCAATGCCTCCCCCCACTCCTTATCCATGATTGGCTTATCGCGAGACACGAGCCCTATCACGCCATAGTCGGAATACGAACCTCGGGTAAGTAGATAAGCGCTCACGTCGCCCTCCTCGCCGCCGCGATGTCCTTCGCATCCGGATTCCATCGCCGCACGCTGGTCGGTTTCACGCTGGTCATTCCGGCCGCCTTCACGCCCGCCAGGTCAGGCGAGGTGATCCCCAGCGTCGGCTTCGCCTTGCCCGGCTGGCCGATCATGCCGCCAATCGGTATCCCCATTGCCCGGCTGACGGCTGACGCGAGGTTGCCGTCATTCGGGACCGCGAGCATCGGGGCTTGGCGCTGCGCCTCCTTCGCCCGGTCCTTCATTTCCTTCTTTTCCTTGTAGACCGGCTCCACGAACGCATCCGATCGCTTGGCGATCCCGCGCGAGATGTTCGGCGGGTTCATGAGCTTGACGATCTTCTTCGACCCGCAGACCGGGCATCGCGTGGTCGCCGTCGGGAGTTCGTACTGACGCGCCCCTTTCTTGGTGCGGCACGTCTTGGAGTTACACATGAACATGGCCCGCGCCGTGCCGATCGCGCCGCGGTGCTTCACGATAAAGCCGGGCGTCTCGTCGGTCATGCCAGCGACCTCACCATCTTTTCGATGGAGGTCCCGACCCACATTCCTAGACGCTTACTAATCCTTCCGGTCGTCTTATATTCCAAGAGGTCCAGAAGCCCGGGTGGCGCACAGAATATCTCGTGGGCGCTGATATTTCTCAGGGTTCTCATCGGATCTCCGGGCTCTTTCATTTCGAGTCCGCATCCGGGGCATTCGCTCATGGACTCACCTTCGCCAGCACGCGGGCCAGCGGCCGCTGGTACCACGGCAGTTGATCGGGGAGATAGCGGCGCACGTAGGATGCCTCCACGAAATGCACCCGGAAGATGTAGCGCGAACCCTGGATCAATCGCCCCGAGCCGTGCAGCCCGGCCGGGTCGAACAGAATCACCGTGCCCGCCGCGCCGTTGAAGTTCGTCGGCCGGTCGGTGATGTGCGAGCCCCCCGCGGCCACGCTGATGTGCGAGCCGATCGCGTACTCCAACGGCGAGTTCGCGGGCGTCGTGTCCGTCAGATACACATACGCCTTGAGTGCCTTGTGGCCCTTGAAGTCGTCCACGTGGTGAGGGAATAGCGGCTTCGTCGTGGGCTCGGAGTAGTCCCAGATCAGTTGATTGATACCCCACTTCAGGCCCAGGTACGAATTGGCATAAGGGCGCATGAGGTCGATGAAGGCGCGCGCGTGGGAGTAGCAGTCCCATCTGTTCTCGCGGGTTACGCGCGCGGGCGTGACGTTTACTCGCCACCCGTTCTCGGTCTCATGACGTCGCACCGGGGCGATTTCATGTCGCCCCTCAACTTGCAGCCCTTCCCGCATCGCCTGCGAGATCAGATCGGGCAGTACGGTGATGCCGTGGTCGCGGAGGATCATGGGGTCGCCTCACCGAATGTGTCCACGATCCATTTCGCGAACATCACGGCGTCCTTGCTATCAACGCATGGACTAACAAACTCCAAATGCCCAAGCGAGTTCACCTTAGCCACGACCTTCCTGTTCTGATCGTAAAACCAGGGTTGATTTTGGAGGGCGTCACGATGCCGCATGGTCCAATCACTCGCTATACTCATAACTCCCCCCGCTTCAGCCGCTCCATGAGCCGCTGGGGTAATTCCGCAGCAACACCGATGATAGCTCGCTCAATGTCGTCGTGATATTTCCACAGCGGCGCCAGCACATCCTCGCCCACCGGGTCTCGGGTCAGAATTACTAGGGCGGCCTCTACAGTGTCGTGGGTATCCATTAGCCCCTTGAAGTCTTTGACCAGCGCACGCTGCAACTTCGTCATGGTCTCCCCGTTGCCCTCACCCGATCCAGGTAGTTCCCGATCATCAGCGCCGCCACGTTATCAGCCCCCGGCTGTGGCTCCTTCGGCGCAAAGCGCCCGGTAATCTCGGGCTGCACTTCGGTCAGCCACTTCTCGACCACCATCGCCGCCGCGAGCACGCGACACTCCGACTGCCCCGCGCCTGCGCCGATCACGTCCGCGTCGTTCAATTCCCCGCGCCGGATGTTGGCGAGCTCGTCAATCAGTTCAGACGACCGGACCTCCACGTGTCCGTTCTCGAGCACGTCACGCATTTGATTCAAGAGCCACGGGCGGAAGTTGGCCTTCGACTGCCACTCCATCGCCCGCACACCACGCGCGAGCGAGTCCGGCCGGCGAAAGTAGTAGTGTCGCACGGCGCCGAGGAGATTCTGGAGATCGCGCGTGCCCTGCATCCGGAGGCCCCAGTTGCGTTGCTCAAACCGCTGAATCTCGGTCAGGACTGAGAGTCCCGTCGTCTCCACGTCCATGACGAAGTACATGTCCGCGAATGGGCGGTTCTGTCGATAAGCACCTGCCAGATGAAGACACGCCCACGCACACCGCACAGTAAGGTCCCCACCCTCTTTGACGTATTCAGCAACCTGCACCAACTTATCTGGATACGCACGCCACACTTGCACCACGTCATCGGGGGCATCTCCTGAGGACGAATAGGCCGGGTGACAGGCCACGACGTACACGCCCTCGATATCGGGCTCCTCCCATACGGTAATCGTGCCATCCTCGTTCGGGGCGCTCGGGTTGACCTCCGTCGTGTCCAACCACCGCCCCCAGTTGTAGGTGTAGCCGTGGGGCTCCGGGGCCTGCTTGGCGACGGCGCGGAGTTCGCGGATGAGCGCTGGTCGGAAGAATTTATCCCCGAAGGACTGGAAGGCGTCCTCCGGCAGGTTCGGATGCTCCTGCGCCATCATCGCCTCGTCGCCGTGCATGTCTTCCGCTAGCTTCCAGCGGTACCAGACAACGTATTCGGGAGGAAGTGACACACCATATTCGTTGCTGACACCTGCCATCCAGAGCCGTTCATCTTCTGTAAGGCGATCGCTACCGTAAACGTCCCATACAGCTCGATTGTCCCGAGGGACGTAATTAAGATCATGTCGCCATGCTGGAATAAAGACACGTCGAGTCGTTGGGCTGTTTGCATGCTCCCTCCACGCGGCCCACAGCACCCCGTGCCCCTGCGCGGTCGAGGCCCAGGTGTAGAGCCGGAACGGGTGGCGGTCAGAACGGGAGGCGCGCAGACCCATTACAGCACGCGAGTCGGTCCACGCATCGAACTCGTCCGCGTGCAGGTAAGAAATACCTCGGCCTCGACCCAGTTTGGTTTTTGTCCCTTTCGCCTTCGTGGAGGATTGCGACCAGAGTAGGCGTGAGCCATTCGACCAAGCCAGCATGTTTCCGTTGTCAACGCGCACGGGCAACTGAAACTCCGGCCGCGCCATCGAATAGTACATTTGTCGAATGGTGTCCCTGCGGACTTCCCGCGAGTCGTCATCGTCGGCCACCATCATGCCCTGCAGCCCCTCGTACTTCTGGGGCCAGTAGAGGTCGAGAGCGTCGGTGATTGTCGTGATCCCCTGCTGGCGCCCTTTCAGCACGAGGAAGTCGTGGACGCCGTTCTCCATCCCGGCCGCGAGCTCGCGGATGAAGTATTGTTGCGTGCTGTACAGCTTCCCCATCTTGAACAGGCCGCTATGATCCTTGGCCGGGATGGAGAGACCGGCGCAGAAGCGCTCCAGGTTGGCGAGCGGGAATTTCACAGTGCGACCTGAGTCTCAAACAGGTCTCGCGGCTGCGCGCTCTTCCATCCGGCCGCGCCATACGCGACATTTCTCACGGCTTGGCGGTAGTATGATGCCTTGAGCTCCACGCCGATGCCGCGCCTCCCGCCGACCACCGCGCCATAGACCTCCGAGCCGACCCCCATGAATGGCGTAAATACCGTCTCGTCTGGATTGCTCCAGAGCACGAGGCATCGGTCGATCACGTCAAGCTGCAGCGGATGCACGTGCTTCTCATCCTCCGAGTCCCGTGCTTCGCGGTATGGCAGCACGCGGTCAAGCCGCACATCATCCCAGAACGCCGAAGCGTACTGTCTCCAGATCCAGTGCGAATAGCGGTTCTCGATCTGATTGCCGGTCCAGCCGCGATAGGACAGCACGTCGGCGGGCGGGTGACGCTCGCCAGCGTACTCCAAAAGCCCCTGCGGGTGCGCGATTGGGACCGGGTTCGCACCACCCTTCCGGAACAACAGCAGATAGTCTGCCGAGGCATTGCTGCACCGCGACGAGTCGTCCACGATGGTCTTATGAGCGAGGCTCTTGGTCATGGTGCGATTGCGCACCGTCAGCGGCTCTTTCCATATGCTATATCGCGCCACATAGCGGAAGCCCTCGGTCTCGTGGAGTCGGATGATATCGCCGGGGAAGTCTACTAGGTAGTCGCCGCGCCCGGTGTTACTCGCCGGCACATCCATGCAATGCACCGCCGTCATGCGTCCAGGCATCGTGACGCGATGGAGTGCCCGCACGACGAAGCCGTAATGCCGGAAGAATTCCTCATAGTTTTTACTGTTCGAAAGGTCGCGGTCGCTCGATGAGTAGTGATACAGGCCCGCAAACGGCGGCGAGTAGATCGACAGATGCACGGAGTTCTCGGGCATGTCGGGCATGAGTTCACAGCAGTCGCCGTGGTATAGGGCATATCGCTCATCAAGGGTGCTGGCTATGACAGCCACGTCGGCACCTCCATTCGTCTCGTGTGCGTGTCGTCTCGTCGTATCGTCGCGGCATCGCGCATGTGCTCCACGAGCCGGTCAAACATTTCGGTTGCCGCCGCCGCTTTGCGCTGGAGGTTTTTCAGCACGTCCCGGTCGCCCTCGGTGGCGATCACGTCTACCACAACCGGCCGCGTCTGACCGAAGCGCCAGCATCGCCGCACAGCCTGGTAATACTGCTCGTAAGAGTGCGACGGGAAGTAGACGACGTGGGCGCAGTGTTGGAAGTTGAGGCCCCACGCGCCAATCTTGGGCTTTGTGATAAGCACGCGCGTCCTGCCCTCGGCGAAATCGGTGAGCTTTGATTCCTTGTCATCGTCGCTGTCCAAGCCCGACACTTGGACGGCATCAGGTATGAGTGTGGCCAGTTGATCGCCCTCGTCATTCAAGTGACACCATACGATCGCTGGATCGGTGGTCTTGACCAACGCGGCGGCCATTTCACATCGCTCGTCCATCGTGCGCCGACGTTCCTCACGCTGCTCCGCGAGTCCGACCGCTGGCATGGCGAACAGCATGCCCTCGGGGAGAGACCTGGCGGTCACGTCGTGCTCGCGTTCGATGAGGTCCGGCAGTCGTAGGCGCTCGTCGTCAAAGCCGAGGTCAGACGGCTTCCGGAGCGCGCGCGCCCATGAGGCCACCCAGCGCCAGAAGGCCGACTCGGCGTGACCTTTGAAGCGCCACTGTTTGCCCTCCCATGCGCGGGGAGCTGAAAAACCCCGATAGCGACCTTTCGTGTCGCTCGTGTTGTTCTGATTCCGGAAGAACCTGTTAAGCATATCCATGTAGCCGAGCTCGCCGAGGGCCTCGCTACTCGTGCCGAGTTCCGTATAGTCATTCGGCGCTGCGGTTGCGGTGCAGAGTAGGCGATGCGGGACCCGGCGCATGAACTCGGTAATGTCGGCCCGTCGCACCCCGTCGAAGGATTTCAGGATGCTGGACTCATCGCAGACCACCGCGGCGAAGTCGCCGGGTTTGAATAGGTGTAGGCGCTCGTAGTTGGTTACGGTGATTCCCGCGAACGCTTCGCCGTCTTGCGAACGCCGCACCTCGACGCCGAACTTTTCGCCCTCCCGAATCGTCTGACGCGACACAGCGAGCGGGGTCAGAACCAGCACGCGGCCATTGGTGCGGCGCACGATATTCTCAGCCCAGACAAGCTGCATCGGGGTCTTGCCGAGTCCGCAGTCCGCAAAGATCCCCGACCGGCCTTGACGGATAGACCAGTCCACTAGCGATGCCTGGAAGTCAAAGAGCGACGGTGGGAGCCAAGTCGGGGCGAACCCGGAGCCCGCCCCGAACTGGCCCTTAGACGAGAGGAACTCGCCGTAGTCCATCACGTCCCCGTGATCCTGTGCAGATGGTCACACTCGGCCAGGGTGATGACGCCACGCCCGAACTCGATCTCCCACGAGGCGAGGATCTTCTGCGTCCTGAGACTCGCCAATGAGTCCGGGTGACGCGCGCGCCACGCCTCAAGTTCTGCGGGACTGACGCATTGATACGAGTCCTTGTGCTTCGGGTTCACCGGCTTGCACCGGCAGATCGGCGCTCGCAGGCCGAGCTTCTTGCGCGTCTGGGCCTCGCGCTGGGTCTCGGTCATGGCCTGGACTCGCTAAACTGCGGGCATAGCACGTCACGCTCTTGACCTTCTTTCCAGTCACGCGCCCAGATGGGATCATAGAGGAATGGGAAATAGAACCATCCATGCTTGACGCCATGCGGACTCGCGAGCCGCATGGCCATGCCGATCTCTTCGGGCGTCCACTTCGCGACGCACTGAATATGCGCATTACCCGGCACAGTACGGTGATGGATACATCCGTAGCACGGCAGCCCCACGCTCATCCCCCCGCCTCCGTCAGCATGTCCTGAATCACCGCGAGGTCCACCATCGACCAGTCGGCGTTATGCCGTACGAGCGTTTCGGGCAAACCGCGCTTGTCGAGAATCGCCTTGACGTTGGCCTTGGTGAGCCCGAGCTCCCGCCAGCGGTTCGTCAGTCGCCCCACGAGTGCGTCCTTCTCGGTGGGGGTCGGGAAGAGAGTCTCGGCTGGAGGTTCGGCTTCGGCGGCGAGACGGGATTCTTCTGCGACCCGAGTTTCCCGCAGATGTGGCATCGGCGCGTGGCGTTCGCCCGTCGAGCGCGCGTCGTCGTCATCCTCCGGCGCGAGCCCGAGCACGGCTAGCAGCGAATACCGTTTGGCATAGGTCGCCGCACTGCCGACACGCTGCGCGGGATTCATGCGGGTCGTCGTCTCAAAGGGGATCGCGATGAAGCCCGACTCCTCTTGGTGACCCAAGCGGTGCGTGACCACGCATGAGGCATGGACGGCGTTCCCCTCGTGCTTTTGTTTCCATGAGATCGTGAGCCCAAACCGGCCGAGGATCGGCACCACCACGTCGAGAATGCCGTCCAGCGTGGCGTAGCTGTAGGAGTACTGCCCGAGGTTGGCCGTCGCGTCCTTCTTGATACTCGGGCACTCCGTCTTGAATCGCGCCATCGACTCAAAGAACGCTTCGCGGGCCGAGAACGCCCGAACCTCTTTGGCGAGACTGACCAGGCGCTCCAGCGTCTCGATCGGCGCGCCCTTCTCAATGGCGAGCGCGATCAGCGCATTCGGATCTTGTGACTTTACTAGGGCGGTCATGCTAGACTCTTCTTGTTTCACGTCGTGGTCCTCCTTGGGGCCGCTCGGCTCGTCACCGGGCGGCCTCGTTCGTTTTAGAAACCGCGCTTAATCTCCAGCGCCGCATCCTCCACTTCATCCAGCAGTCGCGACATGGCCTTGGCATTGTTGGCACAGAGTGCATTCAATGCGCGGCGGCTACCGTCGGTCTTCACGATCAGAGCCATATACATGTCGTGCCATGCCCATGTTGCGTAGTCGTAGAACTGACTAGCGGCCTCACCCACAACACAAGTCTGTGGCCTGCACCACGCCGCGTGATCGTCCTCGGTAAATCTGGCCCATGGAATGACCCGCAGTATCTTATGGCTTTCGGCTTGAGCAGTTCGTTCACGCCAAGTCATCATGGCTCTCCTTTTACTTCTCTCGCTTCATCACCAGCGTCGTCACATAGTCCGATAGGGCGCGGTAGCCCGCCGTCACGGCTTGCACCTTGAGAGCATGCGCTACCTTGGGCGCGAGGAACAGGGCTACCTTGACCTTTTTAGTATCCATGTTCGGCATAGTCTCACAGGTTCCGGTGACAGTCAAATAAATGTTGACACCCTCTTTCCCCTGTGTCATAGTCGCGGCAAGGAGGAAACGACGATGGCTTACCTCAAAGGCGAGACGCTGACCCACACGGATAAGGCGTACGTGTATCCCGTCGAGCCCGTACCGGAAAAGGAACTGGAGGACATCTGGCCGACCGCCATGTATCACATCTACGAGCGCCGGTACGAGGGGATCGCCTCGGCCCGCTGCATCCTCCATCACGAGGACGGCCACGAGTGCGTGTCGATGGGCCTGATCGACCGCAAGCAACTGGCCGACGCGATCTGGGGGGCCTAATTAATGGACCCTAAGATCTGCATCAACGTGCGAACGGTGGTGAACCCGGAGAAGGTGACCATTCTGCCCTCGCTGGTGCAGGGTCACGACGCCCTGTGGGAGCGGGACACGACGGACTTCCTCCGGTTCGTGGGCCTCATCGATCGGGGGACGCTCGGGCGCGTGCTGTTCCCCACCGAGTCGTGGGGCGAGGAGCTGTGCTTGTTCTGCACCGCGATCTTCGGGACGGCGACCGGCGAGCACCGGCCGCATTTGAGGGTGGTATGAACGAGGTACGGGAGTGGATCTTTACGTTTGGCTTCGGACACACCGATGAAAACGGGGCACCGCTGAGAAACAAGTACGTCCGAATCATCGGAACGCATGACGATGCACGCGCCGAGATGGTGCGCCGATGGGGCCGACAGTGGGCATTCCAATACCCGACGCTTGAGGCGGCTGGCGCTGATCGCTGGGAGTTGACCGAACTATGAGGAAGAATACTGACCCCATCGAGATCCGGCTCCCGCCCGACAAGCCCGAGGACTGGGTGCGCGGCTATGTCGATGGGTATACGGCGGGCTACAAGGCGGGCGTGGAGTGGGCGAGGGACGCCGCCATCGCTCTCATTAAGGAGAGGCCCAAGCAATGACCAAGCGCAAGATCATCGAGGTCATCAAGATGAACGGGGAGCTCCCCAACCGGGCCACGTTGAGCCAGACGGCCGATGGGAAGATCACCTTTTCGGTTACAGTATCGGCGGCGAAGCTGGAGACGGCCCTCTATCGCGTGCGGGCCGGGTTCTCCAACCTGAAACGGTATGCGAAGGAGCGGGAGAAGTCATGAGCCTCGACCAAGCGGCGAGCGAGCGGCAGCACGCGGCGGATCTGGGGGATGCAATGTATCGACTAAGGACCGCGATGCCAGAGGTCGTCACATGCCTCGGTTGCGGTCGCTCATTCTTCAATATCGAGGACTGGTCTCGACACTACGACGAGGTGTGTGAATGATGGGCTTCTGGCAATGGCTTACTGCCCTAGAATGCTTGCGCTGCCATATGCCCATGAGTGTCCGCTGGTCGAAATTCTGCGACTCATGCAGAGAAGAACTTGACAAGGACGTGGTGAGATGACGGCCTTCGACTTCCGCGATCTGTTCGTGTTTGAGCTCGCCAATAACCACCAGGGCAACGTGGAGCACGGCCGGCGCATCATCTTCCAGATGGCGAAGATCGCGCAGGACTACGGCATCCGCGCCGCGATCAAGCTCCAGTTTCGAGACCTTGACACGTTCATTCCCGCGAACCCCGACCTTGACCCAAAGCACATCAAGCGGTTTCTGGAGACGCGGTTGTCGTGGGAGCAATTCGAGGAACTCGTGGACGAGACGCGCAAGCAGGGGCTCATCACCATGTGTACGCCGTTCGATGAGTATTCCGTGTATCGGATCGAGTGCGCGGGTATCGAGGTCATTAAGATTGGTAGCCCATCCAACCAGGATTGGCCTTTGATTGAGCGGGTGGAGAGGGCCGGCAAACCCGTCATCTTCTCCACTGGCGGGCTCGAGATACCTCAGATTGACGAGCTCGTCGCGTTCTTTGAATCTCGCCGCGCGGACTTCGCCATCATGCACTGCGTGTCCATCTACCCGACGCTCAACGTCGACATGCAACTGAACCAGATCGACGTGCTCAGACGGCGGTATCCGGGGCGCGTGATCGGGCTCTCGACGCATGAGAACCCGCGCTTTCCATCAGGCATTGCGGTGGCCGTGGCGAAGGGCGCGAGGATGTTTGAGAAGCACGTCGGGTGGGATCTGGTGAACCATGCGCCCAACGCCTACTCGGCCAATGCTGATCAGGTGCGGGCGTGGTTGGGCGAGTATCAAGAGGCTCGCCTTCAATGCGGCGGAATGCAACTTAACGGCGTGCGCATTGTCACTGACGCCGAGACCGAAGCGCTCCAAGGGCTTCGGCGCTCAGTATCAGGTCGACGCGAGATGGACCCCTATCAGCGCATTCTCGCGACCGCTGCATCCCAAGTGCGCGGCATGCTGGCCGAGGCCAAGATCGCGCTGCCGCCCGAGTTCAGGTTGGAGTTCTCCCACCACGAGGGGATTGTGCGGTTTCCTTACGTGGGCGCGACCATCATCCCCATCGTCAACCGGGCGTATTGCAAGAAGCTTATTGTCATGACGCCAGACCAAACCCATCCGTCCCATGCGCACAAAGTTAAAGATGAGACGTTCCATGTCTTGTCGGGGCGATTGTTCATGAGCATTGATGGCCTAGAGCCCCGCGCAATGCGTGCCGGAGATTCGGTGAATATTAGCCCGATGCAATATCACAACTTCTGGACTACGGACGGCGCCATAGTGGAGGAAATCTCCACCACGCACATCGACGGTGACTCCTTCTACACCGATCCGCTCATCGCCAAGATCCCGAGAGACCAGCGGAAGACCATCGTGGAGGGATGGGGGCCATGCTAGACGGTAAGTCCATCCTCGTCGTCGTCCCGGCTCGCGGGGGTAGCAAGGGCGTACCGCTGAAGAACATCAGGCCGCTCGCCGGCGTTCCGCTGATTGCGCACACCGGCAACCTCGTCAAGCGGCTGCAATACGTCGACCGGGCGATCTGCTCGACCGACCATCCGGACATTGCTAAGGCGGCGGCGGATTGCGGGCTCGAGGTGCCGTTCATGCGGCCCCCGGAGTTGGGCGGCGATCTTATCAGCGATCTTCACGTTCTCACGCACGCAATCAAGGTAATCTGCGATTCATACTATGACGTGGTCGTCATGCTCCAGCCGACGTGCCCGCTCAGGACGGCGGGCCAAGTTACGCTCGCGGTGCGACGGCTCATTGACGGCGGCTTCGACTCGGTGTGGACGATCAGCGAGACCGACAAGCGATACCATCCGCTAAAACAGTTGGGACTCCAAGGTGACGAACTCTACTACTTGCTCGAGGATGGCCGCCAGATCATCGCCCGCCAGCAGTTGAAGCAGACGTATTACCGCAATGGCGCGGCGTATGTGTTCACCCGCGAATGCCTACTGGAGCAACAAACCACGATGGGCAAGCGGGCCGGGTACGTGTGGGTCGAGAACCAACTGGTGAACATCGACACCTTGGAGGACTTCGCGGAGGCTGAGCGCATCATGGCGGCGCGGGTGCCTGCGGGGAAGGGGCTGGGCATATGACCCTTGACCAGGCGGCGAGCGAGCGGCAGCATGCGGCGGATATATTCGATCAGGTTATGAGCGTGTCGGTGCCTATATATAGGCCACCGGAGGTCGTTGAATGCCTCGGCTGCGGGCGCATGTTCTTCGACATCGAGGGCTGGTCCGAACACTACGACAACGATGTTTGTGCCTGATGACCTCCCCAAACGCAAACAAGAGATCATGAACGCCCTGTTTCGGTTACTCTTAGACTTACTGTATCGCCACGACTCGCAGTCACGGGGGTACAAGCATTGACCGCGTTGACTGGACGACCCAACGGCCGACCGCTTGGCAAGATGACAAACCTCGGATGCCAAGGCCACACGTGCGAGACGTGTCACCGTCGCGTCACACCCACCGATGAGGCTGCTGAGAAACGTCGCGAGATCAGCGGTCATCGCGCTGCGCCTATCGAATGCTGTCAATTCTGCGGCAAATGGCCCTTGGATATCGCGCTTTGCGAGCGCGGCTACATGCAGGTGGCGCGGGAGATGTCGCGGGCGCAAGAGGGTGAGCGTGAGTCGGCGTAATGGCTAGATCGCGTTCGGCGTGGAAGCAATGCGAGCGTGATAGCGCCGCGCTACTCGGAGCGAAACGGTTTCCTGCTAATATGGGAGGACGACTTGATTTCGAGGGGCCTGAATTTTGCGGACAAGTAAAGAACGTCAAGAAGATCTCGTTTCCAGAGATAGAACGCCTGGCGCTCGAGTGCGAGCGGCTAGCGGCTGGCAACAAGTTCGGGGCACTCGTACTAAAGCGCAGCTCGGGGAAAGGAATTCAGACGCCGCTTTTGGTAATACTCACAGCCAATACGGTGAGGAAATTCCTGGCTGCAAGACTGATGAAGAGTGCGACGAACTCATCCGCGCCGCCGGATTCACGCATTGTTTCGACAAGCCGTACCCTTGGACGAAAGCGTAAGTGCGGCGTGTGTAGCCCATTGCCATGCGTGGATGATCGACCATGAACCCCCACGAGTGCCCGTGCTGCGGTCATCCAGTCGACGGCTGGGCGCTCAACGTGCGATTGAAGGAAGAGAATGAGGAATTGCGGCGACTATTAGAGCGCGCAATGCGTGCCGAAGATCCGGACGAATGGCTATCGGACGCACACAAGGTAATCGGTTCGGGTCGGCGCGGTGCGTGAACCCAAGATTGCCGAAGGGTCGCACGATGGATCACTGCGCCGGCCCGTTAACGACCTCCTGGCCGCGGAGACGCATTTGTTGAAGGATGAGAATCCGTGAGCTGGGAGTGGATCGCCGTCGCCGCGGGATTCATCCTGTGGATCGTGGTGAGTATTTGGACGTGGCGGTTATGACCTCTGCGCCCCTCGGCCAGTCAGAATATCGCGTGAGCGCGAATCACGTGAGACGTCACGTGGGAACTTCCAACCGAGGGGCGCAGTAATTTGATTCCGTGTTGGGATTGCGGCGAGGAAATCCCAGCCCAGCGGTTACACATTCTTCCTCGCGCCACACGCTGTATCGCCTGCCAACAGAAGCACGAAGCTGACGCGAAGCTCGAGGCCGTCCGCGCGCGACATGGGGCATTCTCTGTGACGAAGCGCCGCCCCGGCTCAAGCAGAAGAGGTCCGTTCGCCCGCACGTAAACAAATCGAGCGCGGAGAACCCGCGCTCAATCTGCTAGTGGGCAGTTCGTTCACTCCCATTTTAGCGTCACTACAGATTTTGTAGTACGACATTAGGTGCACCTAATATTGAAAAGTAGGTGAGCCTAATTCGGTACGTATTCGCTTGACACGCGCTCGAGCCCAGGCGCATAACTAGGAGTACCTGCCACCGTTACAGCGGATCTCCACTAACCTGTCTAGACAGTCGCCACCGCGGGTCGGGTAGGTCGGCCAGGCGCTACAAGCCCGCTACAGCCCATTGCGCGACCTACCCGCTATCCCACCATTGGGGGGCATGACGATCGCGCCTAGAATTGGCAGCTAGAGGCCCTACACGCGGGATTTAGAAGGGGTACCCACCCAGGAAAGAGCACCTGCAGGACGGCAGTAGGTAGGGTCTCAGCCGATGGGGCATGGAACGGGCGTTCAGGGTAGTAGAAATAAAAAGACT